TATTCTTGATTAGTTATTTTATTTCTTACCACTACTTCTGTCTCACATTTAACCACTGGTACTTTTTTACCATTGATAAAAGTATATGCGACATCTCCTTCTTCAATAAACGGCATTTTATGCTCCTCCTACTTCTGCTATATAAACCCTGCTTACTTCTAATAATGCAGTCGTTCCACTTATACCAGATGTTACAGAAGTTTCAATCCTTAACTCATCTCCTTCTTCCAATACCACAGATCCTTTTAATAGATTACAAATCGTAGGACCGGATATATCCGCATAAGCAATTAGATATTGAGTGCTAGCAGAGTTATCATAAATATATACTTTAACCACTTTACTACCTGATTCATTCGTTATTTGCACCGTTTGAAAAATAGCTCTAGCTTCCGAAGGACAAGTATACACCGTCTCTGCGGATGTTGTAGTTGGATCATAGAATGCGTTTTTATATACGTTTGCCATAATTAATCCTCAATGAAAGTTATGGTTCCTTGAACCGTTTGTAATAATCCAGATGATTCAATAGCCATACCTATACTATTATTAGGTGGAATCACAATTCGTAAATCAGATACATCAATGGTAGCAGGAGCACCAGAAGTTATAGCAAATGCAGCTAATGGTACAAAGTTAGCAGCTGTAATGGTTCCATCTGTATCAGAACATAAAATACTTTCTCGTACTAAATCCCATTGTAAATTAACAGAATAAGTTGGGTTTAAATATAAAAATACTGTACAAGGATTAGATGCAGCAGCAGTTGCACCTACTGATATTTTTTGTATGATAAGTTCTCTTGTTGTAATTTTATTATTATCAATTAAATCATTTTTAACGGTTATAATATGACCATAGTTTCCTGAACTTAAACTAGTTGTTCGTTCTCCATAACAAGCAACTGGATAAGAAGTAGGAGTAATTAATCCTTCAATAGCTCCCATCATAGAACCACCTTCAACTATAACATTGGTTCCACCTCCTCCTGTTAAATCAGCAGCAACATATCCAATTCTATAAGTTGGATTATCCATATGCAAAGTAGTGTTTTGATTAACATAATATATTCTATGAAAATAAATAAGTGTCCCTGTTTCTTGATCCTCTAAAGCAAAACTAATAATACCTGCACCAAGCCATCTAAAATCAATTTGATACACGTTAAATTTCGTTGGATCTATAATCATACCTGATGGTCCAGTGCCATCTAGTTTATCAATATTAAAACTAGCTTGAGGTGTCCAAGTATCTACAGTGGTAACTCCTGTTTGTAATGAAGTAACCGCAGAAGCAGTTAAAGTACCTGTACTAGTAATACTAAATGAACCTGCCGTAGGACCATTAGATGTTCTTACAAATCTAAGTTTACCATCATAGTAAGAAGTAGTCCATCCAGCATAAGTAGCAACACCAAGTTGTGATGTGTTAAAAGCAATGGTTCCAGAAGTTACTGCAATATTGTAAGCTGTTCCATTTAATGTGACAGTTACTGTTTCTGATCCTGAAGCTGCTGCTGTAATAGTAAATTCTACAATAGATGCTTTACCCGCAGATTGTAATACACCAAAACTAGTTCCATCATATCCAATCTGTAACGCACCTTCTTGTTGAAAGAATCCTGCTCTTTGTGTGTAACCTGCTGTACCTGTGCTAAATTTAGCTGTAAATCTTGTTAATGCTCCTTGACCTGGTCTGTATCGTAATACTCTTAAAGATCGTATCACACCATAACCATAAGCACCTGTACCTGTTTCACAACGCATAACTCCGTTAGCAGAAACAGCACCTGTACTTGCAGTAAAGGTTTGAAACTTTCTAGTATCTAATCCATAAATACCATCTAATTGAACAACAGGTGAAATAGGAACTGCAATAGGTTCACCAAAAGCAGTTAATACTGTTGCTGATGCTAAAGGTTCGTTAACATTGTTACAAGACATTAACAATCCCCTCCACTGCTGCCACCTTTAAACCATGCATAACGTTCACTATCTTCTTTTAATTCTTGTAAATAAGTAGAGTTTAATTGTTCTACAATTGAAGCAATAGCTCTATTAATTTGTTTCTGGTTCGAAACATCATATTCTTGTTTTGGTTCTGGTAATCGTACTACAATTTTAGTCATTATCTTCTACCATCCGGTTGTAAATCTAAACGCAAAGTTCCAAATCTCCAATCTTCACTTATATTGTTATTCGCGATTGTAATATTAGCAAATCGTCCTCTAGTTCTGGTATCTACTTTTGTGGTAGAAGTAGTAACCGTAAAAGGACTCAAAGCAGTTGCAGTATCTGCTTCTGATGGATATCGTTTTACCGACATCGTTACACTTAAATTGCCTTGTAAATTTTTAAAGTCAGGAACAAAACGTCTCATAGCTAAAAAGAATTCTCCATTAGTTCCTTGTACATCTAAATCAAAATCATAAGATTTAATATAAGAAGTAATAGCAGTGGTCGTTCCATCTGGATTGACTTGATCGGTTCCTACGTGATGTTCAAATACAATAGTTTGGCCTAAACCATCTTGTCCTATTACGACAGGAAAAGTTCCATTGGCAGTTGAATTATATTTAGTTGCAAAAGGATTAGGATAAACAACAGCGTCAATCCAAGCAGTTCTTGCTTCTGTTCCTGTATACCAAACCGGTAATTGCGGAGAGCTTTCTCCATAGTTAAAAATTACATATTGATCGTTAAAATCAGAGGAAGTAGAAGTATAGTACCAAATCACTTCGGTATGTAAGTTATCAATACCTGCTGCAATTTGTTGTCCTTTCGTAGTATCAATTTGATTATACACATAATCTTCTACCGAACAAGGTAACGTTTTAACCGTACCATCAAATGCAAAAAATCCATTTGAGCTCATCCAATAAGCAATACCATCTATTTCTACAACAGCATTTTTACCTATTAGACCACAGTTCGTACCAACTTGTTCAAATCCAAAAGTAAAAGGAGCTCCAATAAACTTCATGGTGTATAATGCATTATCCGTCCAAACTAAAATATTTTCTTTTGCTTTTAACGCACCTACAATTTTTGTACCGTCTTGTAATCTAAAAGTTCCCGCCGTATTAACTGCGGTTGGGGTATACAAATTTATGTTTTCCTGATCCGAGAAACGAATAAACATATCATCTTGAGTATCTGCCGTACCAATGGTTGTTTCTGTTCCTAAATGAATTAAGTGACGAGTGGTAGGAGAAACTAACGTTAATCGTGAAGCAGTGGGGTTATTGGTTGTTTCAAAACCAGAAGTAGTTGTGGATGCTCGCGTCGTGAGTCTAGCTACATCTCCTGCGTTCCATGTAAATGTTTTTCCATTAGCAATCGTTGCAATGAGTACTTGTCCATAATTATCAAGAGACCAGAGGCCAGGTTCCAGGACAACATCGTTTGCAGAAGAAGCTTCACCCCATCCTCCTGCTCCCCAAGTATCGGTTCCCCAACCATAACCATACGATTGTTCTGCAGGACCTATACTTTCATAGGGCTTTACATCGATACTTCCTCCAGTTGCAACGGTAGCAGTAGCAGCAGAAGATTGTGTAATAGTAAAAGTAGTAGTAGACCCAACGGTTGTAACTTGAAATAATTTATCTTCAAAATCTGCATTGGTAAAACCTGTTCCTGCAGGTAATGTTACATTGTCTAACAAAACAATATCTCCTGCAATTAAGCCATGAGTCGTTCCTGTTGTAATAGTACAAATAGCAGAGGTATCTGTGGTAGCAATCGTTGCCGAAGATAAAGTAGATTGTAAAGGTGTTACATCATATAGTTGACCTTCAAAATAAATTAATAAAAATTTATCTGTTCCTAATGCAACATATCTATTTCCAGATATATCTACAAACGCATGTTCTTTTCTACAAACACCTACAATCGTATCGGTAACTAAAGAAGCCCAACCAGAAACTTTTTCTGGTAATCCATAACGAAAACGAACATTATCCGAATCAACCCAACGGTTATCCGCTCCTACTTCTGTATTTTGTTTGTCTATGCCTGGTAAGAATTTAATTTGCTGAAGAGGCATGTAACCTCCTATATTTTATCTTTATAAACCCAACCTAATGTTGAATTTACATACACTAACGTAAATGCTGCAAGGTTAGTGGACACTACTAAATTAGAAGCAGCTCCATTAATATTCGAACTGTTTCTTCCAATGGTTAAATTGTTAGAAGCTAAGTTATTACCACTATCTATAAAATGAACTTCATCTCCTACTGTCGGTGATGCTGGTAAATCAATAGTCACAGGAGCCCCGATTCCTGATCCAGAAGTATTAACTAATACTTGATCTCCATTGACTGCTGTATACGTTCCGCCTGGAGTTACATATCCTTTTTTTCTTAAACCAAGACTTATATTGGTTCCATCCGAATATAATAAATTTGTAGAAGCAATCGGTAATACAACACCGGTTCCTGATACCGTTTTAACGGTTAAGGTATATAAAGAAGAAGATCTAGAAGTTGCATCTTCTACAATAAAAACTCTTTCTGCAGAATCTGGCATCGTAACCGTTCTATTGGCCGTTAACGTTCCTGTTAGTTTAAAATATAAATTCTTTCCATTCGATACTGCACCATTCGCTAAAGACAATGCAACATCAGATGCTGCAACATCTACTGCAATATAACCGGATACTGCTTGTTCGAGTTGTTGTAAATTGGTATTGGTAATCGTGCCCCATGTTCCAGACTTTTCGCCTGTAGTCATGAGTTCTAATTTTAAATCACTTGAATAAGTACTTGCCATATTTCTCCTACGGATTATCTGGATCGATTGGAATCCAAATACCAGTTGCTCCTGGAATTATTGGGTTCCATGATATCACATCTACTGTGTTATTTGCAAGGTTAAATTTATTACCCGTTACTTGAGCTACTGTAACAATATTAATAGTAGTATTTCCTA